CTCTTGCGCGGCGGCAATCTGTCGAGCCTGAGTGTCGGCATTACGGGCCGCGTGCTGCTCCTCATTGCCTAGAGCCGTAAGAGCGTCACCAACGCCAGTGAATGCAGCAGTGAGAACAGCGGTCGCCTGAGCAACCAAACCGAACGCAGCAGGTAGAGCCGCAAACGTGCCATACAAGTCGGCGGCACCAGTCGCAAGGATCGTCATCGCGGCGGCAAGGTTGCTAAACAGAGTTAGCAACGGTTGAGCCGAAAGGGCGGTCGCAATGAAGCGACCAACAAGACCTAGAAGACCCTCGGAAACATTGTCATACAGATTGGACCGGAGTGACCTACCAAAGGCGGAAGAGAAGCTTCTACTGGACTCCTCCCCGGAGCGGCGTGCAAGCCTATTGAAGCGATCCCACCAGTCGTCGGCCACACCCGTAGCCGACTTAAGTTCATCCTCAAGCCCGCGAACGAAATTCCAATCCTTACCGAACGCCTTACGCGTAAGAGTGTTAGATCGGTCGATGGATCGTGAAAGTTCGTCCGTCTGGCGGATGATTTGCTTAAAGCTATCCTCGAAATCCTTCGCGGCCTTCTTGGACTCACCGGAGATAACCTTATTGAGCGCCTGGTGCTCGTTGACGACCTGACGGAGGGACGTAACCTGAGAGTCGCTAAGATTCTTCGTGTTACGAGCAGCGAATTCCAGGGCATCGTTAACACCTCGGAGATTGCGGGTAATCTCCTTGTCATCGAAAGCCTTGACGCCTTCCTTAATGGCAATCTCAGCTTCGCGCATGTCGCGCNTAACGTCACTGACGAAACCGTCGAAACCNTGGGCAGCNGCCTGCCCNGCANTNGCACCGGCCCGCTTCGCTTCAACAGTGAACTCGTTAAACGTGGCCTTAAGGGCGTCGTTCTTAAGCTTAACTGTGACGTTAACGGTAAGGCCCTGAATCTTCTCATTCAGTTCCCGCTGAACCTCGCGCTGCCACGCCTTAGTGATGCCAGTGATCCTAGGGGCAACATTGATGGAGGGGCGCGCTTCACGGGATACGTCCTGTAGATCCCTGATCCTGCGGCGTACATCCCTCAAAAGGTCACGATTGAAACCAGTAAGGCGAGGAACGATTTCAATGTAACCCTCACCGACCTTAGTTGCCATGCGCCCCCTCTCTTAACTTCCGTGAGCCATCCTGAAAAGCTCTGCGATATCTTGCGCCGTAGCCCACTCAGGTTCCGGCGAATAGTTGACTGACTGCACGTCCAAGCCGGGCCTCGGGTATGGTTGAAATTCCGGCATCGTGTACTTNTCGTCCCTGTGAGCAGACAGGAACAGATAGTTACCGGCCTCGATGGAATCCCTGAGATCGGCCAAAATGTACTCTATGTTGCTCCATGACGCCTGCTCCCCAAGCATCGCCTCGGATAGAGCCGATCTGCCATGCATCCCAATCAACCGACGAACTAGCACGTTCAATCTCCGGAGAGTGAGATCCCCAGTAAAGAACTCCCGAACGTCGATCCCGAAATGCATGAGCAGATCGGACTCAAGGTCGTCCGTATGCCTGACAAGCGCCTGAGCAACCAGGACTAGTTTCCCGCCTCATCAACTCCCACCGAAGCGGAAATAAGGTTCATGACCTCAATAGCATCACGCAGCGTCGGCTTGAGCGCCTTAAAACGCTTGGCATTATCCGGACCCAGCATGCCATCAAGGGCATAACCGATCCGGTTATCGGCAAGAGCATCCATCGTGTCATACGCCCAATCCATCGGATTGGTAGAGACAGTGAACTCAACACCCTTCCACTCAATAGTCCTGAGGGTGCTCTCTTCCGTCGCCTCATCCCTGAGAGCCTGCGCCTTATTGCTAGCCATATGGGAAACTCCTAGTCTTCTAGTTACTCGCCGACAGCGGCATTAGTGAAAATGGAACCAAGCTTGCCACCCTGATCGAGAGCATCAAGGGTCACGGAAAGATTCTGCGAGTTGGTACGAACCAGGGTCAGAGCCTCACGGCCGGACACCTGGCAGCGCGGAAGCCATAGGCGGTTAGTAACCGTGGCATCCGACCACTCGACCACGAGGGACGTCTCCAGTAGCTCAGGGGTGGAATCAAGGTTCAGAACAAAGACACCGGCGATCGGGGCTGGAGGCTCGCCGCCATCCATAGCCTGAACGAATTCACCACCGAAATACAGCTCGACGCCTTCCTTGTCAAACTGGAGCATGCTAAAAGCAACCTGGAAAGACGCGGCCGTCACAAGGTGCTTAACCGGCGTAGCCGACTGCCACGCATTAATGGCCTGAGTAGTAATCGACGGAGTGAGCTGCACACCCGCATCCGAAACATAACCCAGCTGCTTCCACGGGGAAGGAAGCGCCGTACTAACATCAGTAGGGCCAGCGGTCGCAACCGGGGCCACATAAATAGTGCCATTGCTTGCAAAGCGAATGGCATTAGACGAATTAGCGCCCAACGAAACTCCTAAACTTCATAAATGTAGATGGTCACACGATGGATGATGCACTGTTCCCTAGAGTCTTTATCGCCCTGATCGTGAATCCCCTCATCCTTGATGTGGTCCACGCCCACATTTCCGTATGCCTTGCCGGGCACCTGTTCTATGAGGTATTCGCGAACGAGAAGCGCGGTCTTCATTGCCTCGGATTTGGTTCCCGCATAATGCTTGAGCGTGAAATGCCATGCATCCAAGCGATCCCGAACGACGCGCGTACCGTCCTCCAGCTCCACGTCAATGTGATGCTGGCCCGGCTGGTGCATGTCCAGCTCACCGGAAACCGTGACACCCTCGGGAATGCCCGGAGTGGCCCGTACGCGAGAGACCATGAAAGGGATAGGGTCAATCCTCATATGGTCGGCCTCCCCGGTAGGTCACTGTAATCCCCATAGATGTCGCCATAGCCGTACGCTCGCAGCGCCTTGGACATGACGTACTTTCCGGGATGCTTGATGTTGTCACGCCATTCGGTCCAGCCGTATTCGATCCAACGCCACTGGAAACGCTCTGCAATCAGATACGTCGCATGACCCTGAGTCGTCGGGAAGTGGCGATGCTCAATCCGGAAATTATCCCGATAGTTCAACGGGTAACTAGGCTCGGCGTGCGGTGCAGTCTCATAAATAAGGGCATAGATGCCCTCGGCTGCAATGCGCTCCATCTGCTTGACCTTCGGGGAATTCCGTGCAATGTGCTTGCACAGCTCCACATCAAGCCAAACCAGATTAGCCATTGGTAACCCTCCGCGCCCTAATCCGCATATAGGTGGCCGTCCGGCCCTTCCATGTAATCGGCTGGCCATAGACCTCATACCAGGTGCCGTTAACCCTCACTCGATCCGATGGACGAACGTCCACGGGACGGAGGTAGATGTTTACGGATATCTCCGACAGCTCTCGGTCAATGTCGAACGGTTCCTTACTCCACGAGGGAATGGCGATAGCCGCCGTTGATGAGATGATCCGACGAGGATTATCCCAATTCCGATGTGACCCGTAATCGTCATCAATAACATCGGCGCGGTAAACCTCGATGATATCGTTAAACCGCATAATCCTCGCCTCTAGCGGAAATAGAACCGAATCGACGTCCACGGAATGCCTTCAAAACCTGGCGAGAATCGGCAGACAAGCCGAACCGATAAACGGAGTAGCGTGTACTGATCTCGCCGATTTCCTCGGCGATAATTCCGGGGTTGGCATTCATTGCCCGTAGCACCTCGGAAACGACAACAGCCTTAACCTCAGCGGGGACAGGATCGAAATCCCGTCCCCGACAATGCGCCACAACGAGAGCGGACACATCCTCGATAAGGGCCTCGACCCTAAGGGCNTCGTCACCCTCCAAAGGCTGACCTAAACGGACTTGAATATCCTCAACGGTACACAGTGCCATTTAGGAACCCCCTCGGATTAGCTACCCGCCCCCTCGTCAACAAGGTCAACACCAATCGCCAGGTGCTCAGGCCGCATAACCTTAGCGCCATAAACGTGGAGGCCGCGAACGGCGTCGGCGAAATACTTTTCCGGCCTATAGTATTCGACCTCTACAATTTGATCCGCGTACGTGGTCGCAATATTGTGACCCGCAATCATGACCACCTTGCCGGTAGCACCGGCATCCGGAGTACCAACAGCCGGAGGCATGACATTACACATGACCACGGTAAAACCAAGAATGGTGCCAACCTCGCCATGCCGGATAGGCCGCGAGCCGCCATACTGTGAGGCATCGATAAACCGGGAATCCTGGAGAAGAACACCATAGACGTCGGGCGAGATGATCAGGAAGCGACCATTCATCGGAGTATTGGTCTTGTCGAGACCAACCTTAAAGCCAACGATCTGCTTATACAGCTTGTCCGGCGTACCCGACGCGGTCAGATCAACCTCGGTATACCGGGAACCATCCGAACTGGTAACCGCCGCAGCAATCTTGCCGGCAATATAAGCATCAGAAGCCTCGGCAAGCTTCCGGCCCGCACGTTGAACGCCATGCGGCATGTACTGGTTGCCAATCTGCGATTGAACGCGAGTGATGTCTTCCACCCTGAATTGGAACATCTTGGCCTTCTCAATCTCAAAGGTGAGACTGTCGCCAGTGTTCTCATCAAGGTCCATCGTGATACCAGTGATAGGCGAGTAATCCGCGATAGACGGATCGAGCACAGTCGGAATCCGAACCGTGTCACCGGCCCGCTGAATCTCGCCCTCATAGTCGCGGTTTACAACCAGAGACGAGCCGACAATAAGCTCAGCCTCCTTGGCCATGAAAATCTCCGAGATCCAAATCTCGGGAACAAAACGCGCCTGACGTTGGGCGCTATCAAAAATAGTTGCCAACTAAAAACTCCTCTAATCCTTCCCGGCGAGAATGTCATCCAAATGACCCTTCTTACGGGCATCGTGAATTTCTTGATGCGTCTTCCCTTGAAGCTCGGAACGCTTCCACTGGCGTGGGCGGCCGTCATTGCCACCCTGCGGGCCGATTCCCAAATTCTTCGGGTCGGCGAACTTCTTACCGACAGGGGTAAGGGAAGAAACAAAATCGGCAATGGCCTCCTCATCCGGATCACCATCTTCGGTAGTGAACTTCGCAAGATTGAGTGCATCCAGCGGGGGCAGCTTTACCCCCTTCTCGGCGGCCTGTGCCTTCAATTCGGCCCTTGCCAGACGCTCGGAGACCTTCTTAAGGGCGGAAGTCTCACCTTCCTTACGAGCGACGGCGGCGGCCTTTTCTGCGTCCGACATGGACGCCCGTTCAAGCTGTGTCAGCTTGGACTTGAGGGCCTTCTCGGCATCCTCATGCTTACGACTCAGCGCCTTCCACTTCTCCGCTTCCTTCTGCCAATCAATAGAATCGCCACCACCACCCGACGGAGCGGGATCGGCGTTCACAGCAGTGTCACTGGCAGGCTTCGGATCAGTGTTAGTATTCTCAGTCATTCATTCCTCATTCCATGTCGGTGCTATCACTTGCCCGTGCCGGGAGTTTTAGCAGAGGGTCTTACGGGAGTATTCGACTTGCCACCTGTCGGAGCAGTCGGGTCGGGCATGGCGTCAGCCATGGCCTTAGCGGCTTGGGAGTTAATCTCAGCCGTCTTCTCCGCAAGCCTGTAATCAAGCTCACGAAGTTCATCAAAACGCTCAATCTGTTGGGGCGTNTANCCAACGTCTTGCCAGAGTTGGATACGTGGCACATCGAGACCCGCCGCAAGCTTGACGGCGGAATCAACGAGAACAGACTGAGACTTGTACTCGGGATCGGCCCAAATCACCTCNGCGTTGTATGCATCCTGGCGAGGATCATCGAGCACGGCAAACGACAGTCGCATTACCTCTTCCCAGGTTTCACCAAAGTGGAGCTGACGCTCCCTAGCCTTAGCGACAAGACCAGCCTCAGCGGACGTAATAGCCTCACCTGACGGNGCNTGACCACTACGACCAATGAGGAAATAGTGAAAGGGGATTCTGCTAATCGCCGCCATGGCGGCAATGTAACTGTCGATAAGCTTCACATAGTTCCCCAGATCGGCGGCCTGAAATTGACCGAAAGTAGTCTGAGGATCTTCTGCATAAAGGATACGATCGATCGCGATTTCAAAAGGCGACTTGGGCCGCTCCTTGCCATCGATACCGATCTCGGTTTCAACCTCAATACCACTGATATAACGCTGAGGAAATGCGGCATACTCGGAAGCAACCAGAGCGTCAGCGGCAATCTTCGTAATCGCATTGGCCAGTGGGATAATCGGCTCAAGCTCCGAATACGGATCGATGCGCAGTCGAGAACGGTTCGTCAATGGAACTACGGGAACCCTGCCCAGTGGATTACGCTCCTCGGAAACTGTCGCCCAATTAGCTTTACCAGTCCGAAGTGTCCCATTGGCCGTATACACGACATCGGGAGTCCAGAGGGTTGCGTGCTCCCGGCCCCAATCATCAGTCCATCGCTTGAGAGCCGCATCCACAACCCGACGAGAGCCGGGCTGATAGTGGACGTACATTTCTAGCGCATTCTCAGGAGTGATCGTAGGCTTGCCCGTCTTAGGGTCTCGCCACACCGTGATAGACGACGTACCGAGCGCCAGAGAGTCAATGTGAGCCGCGTTCGAGTCGGCATCCATGAAGTTGCGTTGCCAGATATCCCAGGCTTCGTTATCGGTGTTCGTGTCATCATCCGACATCCGGAAGCCCTCAACCCGAAGACGCTCCGAAATGGAGTCCACAATCAACGGGCAGAAGTTAACGCGCCAACCGTGGAACAAGTCCCCGAAAGCCTCTTGGAACCGCGTCTGAGCGAATTGGAGAACATTATTATTGGAGTCGTAGTAGTCCGCATACTCTTGGGCTTTGCTCCGCTGGGAACTCAACTTAGAGTCGAGAAAATCAATCCACTCCGTTGGAGTCTCGGGAGGACTCCCCTCCTTAAACCAATCCAAGGACCCTCCTAGAATCCAAACACGCGGCCTCTCCTCTTCTTGAGACGACCATCGGCAATAGCATCACCGCGAGCCTCGTACGCGAGTACGGCAGCCACGCAGGCATCAATCTTCTTCTTGCTCCGTGGGGTTTCCTTGCGGATGAGTGTTCCGGCCCGAACCCTCTTCTTGCGGGCGTTCAACACATGACGGGTAATCGTCCCGTTGCCATCGTGGAATAGTTGACCGGTAGACGCGGCGGTATGGAACCTCTCCAGCGCTTGAACCATGCGGTTCTCCTTGTTGGTCCAAAACTCGAAAACCACCTTGTCTCCGAACTCGGCGGCCCACTTACCGACAATGTCTTGCCAGTACATGGGATCGCAGTACATCCATTCGACCTTGTACGTCTGAAACGCCTCATGCACGACGGCATCCACCTCGGAAACATCGACCTCCCACCCGTCGGTACCGGGGTTTTCCCAAACACCCAATAGGAAGATCTTCCCATCCCTCAAGCGACACCCGACAACGGCCGTAGCGTCATCACGGATCGAACCGTCAAACCCGATAGCAATCTGATCCTTAGGCAGGATCGGATCATCATCGCGCCTCCGCGCCTTCCACTCGGCAGGGTCCATCCACTGGTCAACACCGGCAACCACCTGATTAAGGAAATACCGCCTAGCATCCTCTTCATCCGTGTGAGGGTTACGAATCTCCTTGATGATCCGCTCAATGTCCATCACCTTGGCGAAAGAGCCATAGACGTAAACCAGAGCCTCCCTAAGGGCCTTATCGTCATTGATGTTCACCCATGGTGCCTCACGATGGTCCATTAGCAGACCAGTACCGTCAATCAAACCCTCTCGGGCTTGCTTGAAATGCTCGTGAGTGGCCTCGGCAACAGAATTCTCCCCAGGGGCGTACATGGTAGAAGTTTCCAACGACCAAGGCTCGGCGGCCTTACGCTTAACCAGGTTCCTTCGAACGGTCGCATAGGTACGCTTTAGCTCCGGAGTAGTCCATAGATGAGACTCGTCATAGCAGACAAAAGTTTCCTTGCCGCCATCCTTGGATGCGGCGTTAGCCGTAGACGGCGTAATCTCCCCACCATCGGGAAGAATGATTCGGGTAAGCCCTGCATCCACACCAGCAATTTCAGATAGAGGCCCATGCTCAAAGTTATAGCGAATGACATCATAAACGTTACCGGCCTGGTTTTCCTCCGTGGCCATGATGCGAATGTAGGGAACCGTCACAGGCTTACCGACAGGATTTCCGTCATCGTCCCAATGGGAGAAACGGCAAGGGCCGACAGCCTCACCACAACCAATGAAGCCACCCAATTCAGATTTAGCTCGACCCTTAGGACGACTCAAGAATGCTTGGTCAATCAGTCGCCTACCGTTACGGTCGATCGCATAAGCATCAACAATGAACCGCGCGAACTCCACATCACGCCAACCGTCCTCATCCGGAGTGAGCAAGTGGACGGGTTGCCCCTGCACGTCACCAGGACCATGGACACACCATTCCTCAATCCATAGACACATCCCCCACCCAAGAGAGAACTCGGGTGGCACCCACGTTCCGTCATCCTGGTACGGCATGCATGGACACCTCCGCGATCTTGGTGAATAGTTGACCGAATATGCTCCCCGTCGTGGATTCGAACCACAATTGCCTGATCCAAAGTCAGGTGTCCTGCCGTTAGACGAACGGGAAAGGAGGCCCGGCCCACGAGGAGCCGGGTGGTTTACACTTTCTGCCTGTTGGGCCAGAGTGGCATACGCTGGCCGTGCTGGATTCGAACCAGCAACCGGCGGGCTAACAGCCCGCAGCTCTACCAATTGAGCTAACGGCCAGAGAGGGCATAGTAGAAGCCCTTTACCGGAGACCCTTGTCAGCCTGACTCGGCGGTGTTACAGTCGGTGCGTGCCCACGGTGGGCACGGTCAAGCGAGAGGAGAGGTCCCATGCGTGGACGTTGCGACACCTGCCAGGCATCAAGCTCAAACGTCGGCGGCAAGTGCCTCATCAATGGATGTCAGGGAACCATTCAGGCATCATGACCCGCTCGGCCTACTGCACCAACATCAAGTGTGGCATGGTCACCTCTGATTCAAAGGCATCAGAGTGTTTTAGGTGCTACGCACCGCTCACCGATGACATAAACGAGAGGGGGACCTACTATCTTCCAGAGCAGCTAGCCGAATTCAAAGAATGGGTCGAACAGCAAGTGAGGTAGCAGAGGGGGGCCAACCGGCCCCCCTCTTTCGTGGCGGAACGAGATTCGAACTCGGATCGCCGGCTTATGAGGCCAGAGTGTTGCCCTTACGCCATTCCACAGCCTCACGCATCCAGGCACGTTTCTCCCTACGCTTATAAGAGCGCTTGATGAAATCCCGTTTCTTCCGGCAGGGCCGACAATCCGAACAGACACACCAGGCATCCATAAACGCCCAACGGCCAAGCATCCTCATTGGTTCCTCACAATACCGGCATCAGCCCAAAACATCGCCTCTTCAAGCTTCGTAATAGCGAGAGACTTCTCGCGACCATCGGGAACCACAAGCTCGATGATCTCGAAAAGCTGGTGGCACTCCTCCCGGATTGTTTGATGGCTACGAATGGCCCAATCACTCGACGGGGGGTGATGCTGAAAGCGATAATCCACTACTCCTCCGAAAGGTCCATGATAGCCTTGCCCTTAATCGGCTTAACGACGGCAAGGGTCGGCTTTTCCTCCTCCTCCGGAGGAACGAATTGAAGACGCAACCGCGCCCGATCCTCGGGCGTCGCACCAAACTTGGCCACACGTAGCCGTAGCTCACTAGCAACCGACATATTGCCGGAATAGAACGCATTCGCCAGATAGGCCGTCTCAATCAAGAATTGCCAGTCCGTAGCCGTGAACATGTGCGCCTGGGGCGCGCTGGTCCAGGTGCGCCACCACTGGAGGGTGGCAGGATGCCAGTCGGCAGCCGGCAACTCGGGCACGTCGCCCACGTAGGGCGTGTCAGGCACCCGGATGGCCCTATCGTCAATGCGCCTACGCGTGTCCCTGGGGCGCTGGTGTGCCGCCTTCGGCGCTGGTCCTCTACCCGCCATGGTCGTCTCCTCTCCGTGGCTCTCAGGGCCGTGTACGGCCATGGGCAAAAAGTGTGTGTGAGGGGGTAGACACTCGCTGTAGCGGTGTCGTAGATTCGTCTCGCCCACGTGGCCCGACTTCCCAGTCATCAGGGCCGCGCTCGCGGCCCCGGCTAGCCCTCTTGCAGTCTCGTCATCCTCGGGGGGTTGGCCGGNGCCAACCCTGTGC